GAGACAGGTATATCCCTAATATGGAGCTGCCGTGAGAGGAAAAGAGCGAACGGGCATACATATCGTCCATTTGCGTCTCGATGTCGGATATGTGGATGTACAGATTCCGGTTCAGGTCCGCACAGAATTTAGGCATGTCCGACATGCTTATGTCATGGATATATTGTTTCATCCCGTCGATGCCTTTACGCTTCACCTCGAAGTAGATCGAAACGTAAGCCTCGTTACCCAGCGGGTGAGGCTGGATGATATATACTCTGTCGGCATCCAGCGTGTACAGTATGTCCCACAGTTCGCCGAACACGATTGCCGAATTGTCTACCCGACGCAGGGAAGTTTCCGACATATCCTGCTTTATCTGGGATATTTTCAGGTCGGTCATCTTGTCCCGTCGGTACTGGTTGTATTTGAACCATGCGGTTATGATGGTGCCGATGGCCGCTATGATCGCTGCGATGTATTCCATTGTGCTGATTGTTATACCACTTTGCCGTAGGTTATTTCTACCCAGTAATCCACTTGTTCCCGAACAGTTGCCAAACCGCCTGTGAAATTGGCCATAACTTGGTATATCGATGACGGATTGACATAGGTAAAAAATGCATAGTTATTATTACTTTGGCTGTTAACGGGTACGATAGCCAAAGTCTCTTTGGTGGAATAGTTCGTGAACTTAGCGTACCCGCGAAAAGCGATAGGCGCATATTGGGAGTACGTTCCCGGGAATTGAGTCGAGGCATAGTTGTCCAGTACAACAGTCGCAGGCCCTAATTTATTGGTATACGATCTTTTGACGAGCTTCTTGACAACGGGAGCATCGTTGAAATGTGTCGCGTCTAATTGTTGTTCAAAATAGACGTTCTGCCCGAAATCGCCGTTTTCCGCAAGGCAAACCCAAGGGGAAAAGGTAGAAGCTGAACCAGTATTAGAAGTGCGATAAAAGGATGAGGCGGCTTTGGATGACGACGGGAAGGTCGTAACAAATTGTACGAATTTATCTGTAAGATCAATTTGTAATCCGCCACCCGGTTCAACAGTCGGAGCGTTTGTAGAAGACTGAGGAAAGGTGAAAAAGCATGTACCTTCTGTAAGAATCGCATTCAGGTTAGTGGTAGTAACTTCCTTCATACTTCCATTCTCCACAGCCGAATCGACATACCCTTTTGTAGCCGGGTTGTATTCTCCGGTCGGCACGTAGACCGTTGTATTCTCTTTCGACAAATAATCGGATGGATTGAAGTTACCCGAGTGGTATATTATAACAGGGTCGCCCCACACCCCTTGAGACATATGGCGAATTTGTATTTCATTGATGCGATTAGCCGAGAAAAATTCGAACATATGACCGGGACTACCCCATTTTAAGAAAGGGCCACTAAATGTGGCTCCTAATTCTTTTAAAGTGTAGCCATTACCCACAACATTATTACTGTCGTTAGCTTGCCCAAGGTTGTTGAATTTACTATCCGGATTGAAGTTGCCGGAATCGTAAATTTTATATGAACCTTTACTATCGTTCCTATACACAGGAGTATTATCGGGAGTTACAATGCGGGTTTTCTTGACACCATTTCCAAGTGCAACGGCCACACCATCACCGGATATATTAAGTAACCCGATAATATTCTTACTGTCAGCATCTCTAACAGCAACCCCTTCTTTAAGTTTGAAATCGCCGAGAATCATTTTGCCTCCCGAAAGCGGCAGGTAATTGTCCGGGTTGAAATCATTTGATTTCCATACTTTAACCCATGAGCTCCAAGATTCCAGACTTTGCCGGAAACGGACAAAAACGGACGGATTGACATTGCCCGCAGAATATCCTAAGGCTAACTGTATCCAATTTCCTGATCCCCCGGTTCCTTCGACGACAATGACGCTGCCGTAAGAAGTAGGCGTGTTCTGCGTAGTTGCATCGTAGGTGTAAAAACCGTAAGTTGTGGCGTTATTCAAATCCGAAGCAGCACCCCGGTTCACAATATACTGTTCAGCCAGTTTTGCGGCTGTCACGGCACCGTCGGCGATCTTTGCGGTTGTCACTTTCGCTGCACCGATAGTCGGGTTAGGATAGGTCCCGGTCAAATCGCCGCCAGCAGCGCCGGACGGAGGCAGGGAGCTCGGAACATCCGGAATAACTCCTTCTGCGATCTTTTCGGCTGTCACGGCACCGTCGGCGATCTTTGCGGTTGTCACTTTCGCTGCACCGATAGTCGGGTTAGGATAGGTCCCGGTCAAATCGCCGCCAGCAGCGCCGGACGGAGGCAGGGAGCTCGGAACATCCGGAATAACTCCTTCTGCGATCTTTTCGGCTGTCACGGCACCGTCGGCGATCATATCGGTAGTTATGGGCGGAATACCTTGCGCGGCATTCTTGAGCTCGGCGACATAGTCGTCGGTCAGTGGCTCCGAGGTAATCAGGTCGTCGCCCGTGGATGTGCTGTTGGCGATAAACGTATATTCGACATACGCATTGAATGTGGAGCCGTTCTCCAATATGCGCGGCGTGGTCTGCTGAACGACCGAGTGCAGATAGGTATTGGCCGGAATGACATCCCCCGCAGCATAGGAATATAGCTGCTTGTTATGGAGTACGATGCCGGGAGTATATCCGCCTTCCGTTTTGTCGAAGCCGTAGATAATGGCCGTAGTCTTTCCGAACATATTGATCGCGGCTTTGAGCTCGACTATGTTCTGAGACAGAACGGCCAGATCGGTAATGAACACGGGGTTGCCGATATTTTCGGCGTATTGCATTTCGCGTATGGGTTTCAGAGCCATGATGGGTAGGTTTATATGTAGTCGAACTTCATTACGATATGGTATGTGAACGTGGCCTGCCGGCCTGAAGAGGTGGTTATGTTCATGTATAGCTTGTCGTTCTTCTCATACGTGTAGGCCGTAATCTCCATATTGGTCTCGCCCACATACTTGGACATTCCGCCGGTGAGTGGGATTTCCATGCCGATAATAGTGCCGGCTCCCGACGCGTTATCCTCATATTGGCCGGTCAAATATCCTTCTATGCCGATCAGATGCTTCCCGGTCATGTCGTCCACGAGTTCGACGGTACCCAAAATAGTTACGTTGAAAGCCGCGGCCGACTTATACTGGTAAAAGACAGGTCTGCCGTTGAATTTTCGGGTAAGAGACTGGGCGGGAGAAACGAAATTGTTCGGGAAAAATTCTGCGACGCATCGCCATGTACTCCAGCCGCCCGAGGGATAGCCGCGCATATTTCTGATAAACAAAGGCGGGGTGGTGGTAGCCCACGAGGCTCCGGCGGGCCAACTTACCGGCATGGCGATTTGGGTAACACCCGAAGGGGTTACGTCGAAACTGTTTGAAAAGGTAATCCCGACAAAGTCACAGGTGGCCAGCGGAGGCGTATTCTCCGAGCCGGAAGGAGCATAGAATAAGCGGTTATGTAGAGCGCTGTTGCAGTCGCTCACTTTGGTAATCATCCCGTTCAGAATATCTCCCGGCACATCGGGGTCCAATTTATCCGAGGTCACGGCCTCGTCGGCAATCTTGTCGGTTGTCACTTTCCCGGTGCCGATAGTCGGGTTGGGATAAGTCCCGGTCAGATCGCCGCCGGCAGGACCGGTTGGCGGGGTAGCTCCCGGGATAACGCCGTCGGCTAATTTGGCCGATGTAACCGATTTGTCCTTGAGCATGTCGGTTGCGATCATCTGAGGGCCGATAGGAGCGCTTTTGAGCTTCATCACATAGTCGTCGGTCAGTGGCTCCGAGGTAATCAGATCGTCGCCCGTGTCCACATCGTTGGCGACAAATTCGTAGCGTTTGAAGGCGTTGTATATTACGCCGTTTTCAGCCACTCGTTCTCCGTACAGTATTTCCCGGCTGTGCAGGTACGACCCGGCGGGAATGCTCTCCCCGGGATAGGAGTACATAACACCTTTATATAATATGATACCGGGAGTATACGTGCCGTCCTCGTTCTTGTCGAAGCCGTGCAGTATGGCGATGTTCTGGCCGAACAGATTGATCGCGGCTTTCAGGTAGTTTATCTGACGCGGCAGATTGGACAGGTCCGTAATGAACACGGGATTGCCCGTGCCGTCCTGAAATAGCATATCGTAGATGGGGTCGAGTGCCATGTCAATATGTTTTAATGGTGTATTTGATTCCGTATATTATGAGCGAGTTAAGCGTTGCGAGGAAGTCCCACCACACATCGGACATGGGCGCGTCGTTCGTTTGGATGGTCCCGTCCGACAGATTCTGGAAGTACATCTGGCCGTTGCCTACGAGTCCGAATCCCTGCGTCGTGCCGTATATGGTATGGTAGGAGCCTTTCTCTATTCCCTCTATTCCCTCTATTTCCTGCATGCTCCACGTGTTTCCGTTGTCTTTGCTGACGAACATAGAGCGGTAGAAGGGAAATGTGCGGAACGACCCGTCCTGCGGAACGTAGGTAACGGACTTGCATACGTATTCCGGCAGAATGGGAGAGGACGAGGCGACAGGATCGTAGTCGGGGGATGCCGCATAGGCCGATCCCTTGCCGACGAATACGAGACGAGTCCCCGTAGAATCGGCTGCGCAATCGTAATACAGTCCATAGGGGAGCGATTTGACGGACGAGTTGACGATTTGGTAGTTATTGTCAAGCTCGACGAGCTCCATTTGGGAAGCGTTCATAAAAACGAATCCGTCTTTGTACGGGCACAGCGATGTATAGGATGAGCCGATTCCTTCGAGCGGTTTCCAAGTTTGAGTCCCGTTCAGAAGGTCCAGATACATCGCCATCGGTTGCAGCCCGTCCCCAATGGCAATGGCGTAGTGGTTGGCTATCGACACATTCGACAGGTAGCTGCCGACGACTTTCGTGTAGTCCCCTTCCGGAAAATCGACCGCCTTCCATGTCTCGCCCATATCGAAGGATATGGCTGAAATGCCGTCTCCTACGGCGATAATGGGCCGGGTTTGGTCCGATCCTTTGATTGAGTAGGTAATACTCTTGTAGAGCGCCGTATCGCTCGCGTTGTTGGGCAGAACGACCGTTTTATAGGATAGCCAGTTGTTATTGGTTATGTAGGCGGTCTTGTCGCTTATGGCGATAGTAGGTCCTCCCGGGACGGATACGGCGTTATAGATGAGAGCTCCGCTGTACTGAAGCTCGACGGGAACGCTGACGATAGTCTCGTTGGACGTAGCGCCCTGAAATCCCCAGTAGACCGGGGCGTTTTCGCTTCCTTCGGTATACAGGTACACTTGTTTCGACTCGTCGTCGGGGTACGAATCGTACAGGTACATCTGGTTCAGGCTCGAATTGGAGATGATGATCTCTCCGTATTGCCCGAAAAGATGATTGAGGACATTGGAAACGTTGCTGATGTTCGGTTCGCACGATGCGATCATGTAATACTTCCGCCTCAGCGCGTCGTATTCGTTCCATTTGGGTTGCAGCGGATAAAGGCATGCCAGCAGGAACTTGTACATCTGATTGAGGGCCGGCAGCGTCTTTTCGTCCCCGTATGTGACGGCATAATTGGGCCGGAGTATCTGATAAATCAGATTGGGTATATCGACAGCTCTGAATTTCATACTACACCGATTCGAAGATGGTTATGGGACTATCCGCCGTAAAGTCGGAAATATTGTCGTTGAAATTGAAATATCCGGCGTACAGGTAGATGATTCCCTGATAGGGGTTGGATGCCACGTCGTCCGGAACATACGGGACGTACTTGCCCTCGCCTTCGGATGTGTCCCACCGGTTGATGGTAACGCCGTCGAAAAAGGCGTCCCTTACGCCCGTAATATCCTTGATGGCCGACTCGATGTCATTGATATAAAGAGCCGAGCGATTGAGGCGCTGCATCTGGAACTGGTCGAGCAGCGCTTTGATGTTATCCTGAATGGCTATCAGGTTGTAGTCGCGCGAGTATCTGACGTACAGGTGAGCGCAGTCGAACCGGTCGGGGACCTGACTAAACACAGTCACAGCGATACCCACCGGCTCCCAGTTTTTCATGTAGCCTTTGAATGCGTCGAGTTGCTGCGTCGTGAGCGGAATCAGGTTGTTGTCCGAATCCGTCGTGGCTACTTTCAGATATATTTCCCCGTTATCCGGGACGGATGTATACACCTGCTTGATAATCTGTTTGCTGGTGTCTATCTCGGCATATCCCATCGCTAATGTTTCGTCGTTCACTACGACCAAATCGTCTCCCTCCTGATAGGCAAGCGCCTTGTCGATGTAGTATTGCTGGCCCATGACGCGCAGCGAGCGGGCGGCCGTCTCTATGATGGTATTCGAGCGGCCGATTTCTCCGGTCAGGATGTCGATGATCGTGGAGAATACGTCTACGAACCGGGTCCAGATTGCCGAGGCGCTGGAGTTGAGATTCGGCAGGATATTGGCCAGATAGGCTTTTATCTGATTAGCTGTTTGACTTGCCATTTTGGGTCATTGTATTTACGAGGTTATTGATCTGATTTTGCAAATCTTCTTCCGACAGGCGGGTGGAATAGAACGGATATTGACCGGCCCACAATACGCAGGCATTGTTGACGATAGGTATGCCCGTTATGTCGAGTTGAGTCCCGAAAGGTATTTCGGCGGTATAGCTTTCTATGTCGTTTAGCTCCATGAGCTTGTCGAGCACGACGATAGACCCCGATACGTTGTAGCATATATCGTAGATAGTCTGGAATGCCTGAACCTGATAGGATGCCATAGCTTGTTATTCGTTATAGATGACCGATCCGTCCGTGGAGAATATGTTTTGCCAGCCCGAGCGGATCGTTTTCTCGTCTACGTATTTGGCCCCGTCTTCATATATCTGCCCGATCCCTTCGGTAAGGAGCAGATCGAAGTCCCCCGGAGCCAGATTGGGATATAGCTCGTCGAGGGCCACGCCGATGTGCGCCTTCGTGATGTTCACGGCACGCTTGATAAGGATCAGAGCGCCGTTTTGGTTCGAGCACCGATCCGTCATGGCGAAATCGCCGTCGGCGATGACAATGTCGTTTACCTTAGTGTCCCATCGTATGTCTTTCATTGTACTATGTCTTCGTTTTGGTATTCATCGTCGGAGAATTGAGAGAAGGAGCCCGTGAATCCGGGAGTAGGGGAGCTTGTCGGTCCGCCTCCGGATGGGGCTGTATGCGTGTGGGAGTTGACGAACTCTTTCAGGCTGTCTATTTCACCCACCAGTTTGTTCAGCCGGGCAGTCAGTTCTCCGATAACCACCGTAGGGCCTTTTTCCCCTCCGTTCAAGGTGACGAGCGGATTTTCTCCCGAGGAATCCAGCGCGACGGAAGCCGATCCGACGGTCAGGGACAATAGCCCGTTCTGCATTTCCATACCGGCATCCCCTCTTTGGGCCGATATGTTGGATGCGTCGATTGTGATGACATCCGTCGCTCCTTCGTTCCCGAAATTGTATTTGACGACAATCTTGTCGAGATGGGTAAAGGAAACGATGAACGGGAGCTCCGGCCGGTTCTCCACGAATCCGAGCACCACCGTAGAGCCGACGGTGGGGATAAAAAGAATGCCATTGTCCCCATTCACGACAATGTCAAGATTTATGTCGCTGATCGTCTTGTCATTGTCTACAATGGCATTCAGGGTCCTGTTCTCCTCGTCTACGCTATCGACGGTAGCATACACGAGAGCGACCGATTCGGCCATCGTGAATCGACGGTCGAGCAGTCGCCCTATTTCTGCGACGCGGGCTGAAAAGGTCTCGTTACGCTTTCTCATAGTAGAACATTTCGTCGGTAACGCTCAGGATATTATGGTAGCCTGAGTCGTCGCAGTTCAGTTCCGTCCCGATCACATAGTAGTTGCTGCTCAGTTCGGGAAACAAGGTGTCTTCATATTCGATGAAATCCCACAGCGAGACGAACGGATATAGCAGCGTGGTGATAGAGCCTTTGTTTCGGTTTCCCTTGAGCCGAGCCAGCGCCGCGTCGGCTATCGTTTCCAGTTGCTCCTGTTTCCGGGCCGGAGAGAAGGGAAGACGGACCGGCTCTCCTTTGGTTTCATCTCCGCGGGTAACCTGTATCTTGTTGCCTTTTTCGTCATATCCGTTGATCTCGACGTAGTAATCGGTAAAGAGGCCGTCTTCGGGCGTAATGTCCCTGTTGATGACGTTCAGCCGGGTGCTCAGCTTGATTGTCTGTCGGCCCGTATTGGTCGCTCCTGTCCCTACATAGACTTTCCCCGTATTGCTGACTTGGCCGTACAGCACATATTCCTCTGCGAAACGGGAGATAGCCTCATAGGGCGCTATGGCCTTCCAGACGTTCAGCGTGAATTCCACGTCGGCGCTTTCCGATTCGGCTACGGACAGGGACGGAAACTCTCCGGTCAGCCCGGCTTCTTTGCGGAATTTGGCGAAAGCGTCGTTGGCAATCGGGACGACTTCGTTCATAACCTCCTTTAAAGGAGTCATTTTCGACCAGCTTTTATTGACTTGCCCGAACTTGAGAATAAACGAGTTGTCCTCGCATTTGATCGTGGTGGGGAAACCGCTCACCACTTTTCTGATAAACCCGGAGAACGCGAGAATCTTGGGGAACGTATGCTGCAAGGTCGTATTGTCCTTATACCACACGTAGACCTCGATGCGGGCTCCCGTCGCAAGCTGGGCCCCGTCTACGCCGATTCGCAGGCTGTCTGCCACGGGGCGCTGCTTGTCGGTGACGGAAATGGTGTAGAGCGGTATTTTGATCTCTGCCGTAGCTCCTATGACATCCCTGCTGTTGCTTACGTTGAATGACGAGAAGCGGCCGAGAGAGAATCCCTCGACGATCACTTCGTTGCCGCATTCAAAGTAGTTTCCGGTCATGGCAGTAATGGTTATCCGTTCACGGCAAAGCCGGTATCGGTCGTTACGACATTGGCCGCATCTTCCGATATGACATTCGAGGTAACGTCCACTTCGATCAACTGCATGCGTATCTCGGTAAGCAGCGACCCGGCTTGTGGCGACACGTCGTATTCGGACATATACACGTAGTTGACATGCAGGTTTTGGTTGATGAACGTATTGACGATCCGGAACACGTCCTGATTCTCGAAAAGATCGTTGAACATGCTCGAAAGGTTCTCCAATTCCAGCTTGTACGGGTCGCCTTCGGTATCGTTGACCGTACTTTCGTAGGCCGCGAACAGGTTGGACGTAGCTGGGGACAGCTGCTTGGTCTGCACCTGAATATTCACCGATATGATCTTCGGCTCTTTGTATACCCGCTCGAATATGACGGGTCCATCCACCAACTGGGACGATGCCGTGTGTTTTTTGGCATTGACCGAATAGGTGAACGAGAGGGGCAGAAAGTAGTCGCCGCACTTGAAATAGTAGTCCTGATTCGGGTCGTACCGGCCCAAAGAGACTCCGCCGGCGGAATACCGGTCGTTCCGTGACACGAAGGGCGAGTTTACCGTGACGGCCACATTGCCCATTTCGTCGTAAGAGTAGGCAGCGCCGCCGCGCAGTAGCTGTTTGGCAATCCCCGCTTCGGCCATGACGATCTTATAGCCCCGCTGGGCCGCGTTGTACGCATCCTCGACATAGTTGCCCACGGTCTGATAGCCTCTGCCGATCAGGCCGTTGTCTATGCGGCTGATAACCGAATCGACCCCCGAGCTGAGCAGGCCGCCTCCCGATATGGATGTATATTTGTTTCTGCTCATATCATGCGGGTTGAATTGTTTAGCGCAATGGTAAGGCCGCGCACGATCATGTCCTCTATGGCGGGCTCCAACTGTTGCTTTATGTCCTCCACGTCGTTTGCGTTGATCGTCGTGGGCATGCTGACTATCTCGCGGTTAAAGTTGATGACGAGCGCCCGGGTCGTGCCGGACATGCCCCGAATGGTTTGGGCATCGGACGCTCCGACCGACTGGGTGTCGAAAGAATCGGTTAGAGATTTGAAGGGGTTTTCATGTACGACTTTACCATTTTCATCTATATCGTATCTTTCTATATAATTTTTGACATCTGAGACTAAAGCATTTTTAAGATTAATTTTTCGGTCTGTATCTTCAGGTACATAATCACCATATTGATAATTACGAGGGTCAAACCAAGAATTGCTATACAGAATATTTAATCCGGAGCCTATGGCCAGACCCGCATTACCGAGATGACCGGGAATGTCGTACCATTTCGTTTTTTTTATTTGCTCTCCGATCGCTTGTCTATCCATTCGTGCTTTGTAATATGGATCGTAGCGATTTTCGTTATCCATATAAAAAAGAGATAACTCTTTAAGAGCTTGGGCAGCTACCGAATTTTCGTCTTTAACCTTTTCCCAAAATATTGTCTGTTGAGCTTGGGTTTTTAGTCCCAAAAAATCATTGACATATTGTTTTGCATTCGGCTTTTTTAAGAATTCCCTGACAGAAATGTCTTTTTCAGTATCTTTAACTTTACTGTGCTGATCTATAATACTACCTGCCACAATCGTTGCCACCTTCATCTGCAACGACCCTTTCCCGAAAAGCGCGTATAGCCCGCCAGTAGTGGTCCACGGATTCTCCACCGTCCATGAGCCCACGTTGATTGCCGCATTACCGAATTTGGCAGCGGCTCCCAGTAATGTTTTCGAGGCTTCCAGAAAGTTATTGATAATTGAATCGACATTGTTTAAGTTCTGCTCCGAGAAAAATTCCTCGGCCGCCTCTCCTAATATATCGTAGAGTTTTGTGTTTGCGTCGGCCATTCTTTTGGCGACCGGCTCGAAAAGTTTCTCTAACTTCAGGAAGAAATTCTCCCGATTGAGGGCTATTTGCCCCCGGGCCATAGCCACCGGGGAGATTTTGACCGTTTTGTTGAATTCCTCCAGCGCACGGAAGAACGCTTGGGGATTCGACCGGACGAAGGCGTATATATCCTCGTTGCTGCCCGCCTTTCTCCGCTCGTCTTGGAGAAATTTCCCGATAAGCGGTACGCTCTTGATGAGCTCCTTGATGTCGATCCCCTGCCATGAAGTGAGTATCTGCTGCATGTTCAGGCCGACGACGCCCATATCTCTATTACTGGCATGTGCTAACTTGGCTGTGATATTGGCCAAATAGGATGCTTGCTCCTGCGACAATAATGTGCCTCCTACGTTCAGGCCGGTCAGGGTCGATATAAGGTCCAGCGTTCCCACGCGGGAGGAACCGGTCGATACGGCGATGTCGCTGGCCGCCCGGAAGGCGTCGTCGTAGCCTTCCCCGAGCGAGTGCCGGGCCATGTTGTACCGCATGTTGTTCGCGGCAGCCTCCTGCATGCTTTGGCTTTTCAGTGTGCGCATGCCGGCCCAGTAGCCGAGACCGCCGGCCAAAGCGGGTATTCCTTGTCCTATGAGGGCGCTTTTCCCGATACTGCCTGCCGTGCCTATGGCGGGTACGGCTGCTCCTACGGTACGCGAAAAGCTGGATATAACCTTGACCGAATTCGCAAAATTTTCGCGCACGCCGTACAGCGTAAAGCTGTTGCGCAGGAACTCATCGGAAAACCGTTGCAGATTCTTGAAAGTACGATCTACGTTACGCAGGAAGCCATTATGCGATAATAAAGGAGATCGTTCCAACTTGGAATTAAACCGGAAGACTCTATTTTGCCAACCGGACGGAATATGGGGATACCGCTTGAATAAATCTTCTTCAGATATCTCGCCGGTCTTTTTTCGCCTCCGCGTTCTCGATCCGGCAGAAGCGTTTCGGGACACTTTGCCGAGCTCGCTGTTCAGGATACGGCTCTTGGCGATAGCCGAATCGAGAACGCTATTCATATTGCCCTCCAGATTGAGGACCACAGAATATACGGGAGACGCCATAGTTACTTTTTCTGGTTAAAAGGAGCCCAATCGAAATGATATATCATGTACAGAGCGGCATAGAACATGCTATCGATCTGATCGGCTGAAAACTTGCCGACTATCTCCGAAAAGGGCTCGTGTAAATACCGGGAAATAACCGCTTTCTTTATCAGATACGGGTCTTTTTTGGTAAAATCCGAGATTATTTCGTCGATTTTTCTTTCCGGCTCAGGTTTTCGGCTTTTCTTATCATTTTTTGGACGAAACCCAAGCCCGATAGAAAATTTTCTATATCCTCCGCTACGGCTTCGGATTGGAATATGTCCAAGCAGCAGCCCATATCTTTGACGATGGACTCCCGCAGCTTGTCGTCCTTGATGACGCACTTGCAGAACTCGACGGACAGAGTCCCGAGCTGGTCCAGATGCTCGTATCCTTCGAGGATTTTCAGCGCGACGGCCATATGGGCCGGATTGGTGCGTTGCAGGTGCAGGATTTCGACGTCCGCCTCGGTGGGCTTTTCGGTCATGTTCCCCTCTACGTCGGGGACCCAGCTAAAGTAGCTTGTTTTTACGGTGTAAGTTAGCGACATAGTTTTAAAAATTTGGGGACCCCGAGGGGTCCCCGGTTGAGACATGAAGCGAAAAACGGATGTTAAACCGTAATGGGAGATACGTCTCGTTTAATACCCGTTCCTCGGAGAGAGATAGTGACGAGAGTCTGCGGATCGTTGGCGTCCACGTCGCCGCTGACATCCGATACCCGGCAGTTCAGGAAGTTGACGATAGCCGACTTGGGCGTTCCTGCGTTTTTGAGCGCGTAGGCGCACGTCAGGGTAAATCCGGCGACTTCCAGCATGGAGGCGTACAGTTGGCCCGCCGGTGCGGCAGCGTTGATCGCGTCCATCAGCGCGTTATACTCTCCGCTCTGCATCGTGACCGAGGCGGTGTACGTGGCATTGAGCGCGACGATTCCGATGGGGTCTACGTGACTGATAGCGAATATGTCCTGCACGCTTTGGGAGTTGGCCCAGTTGAGCCGCGACCCCGTATCGAGTTTCATGCTCGGAATGCCGCTGAAAGTCATGTTTATCTGTACGTCGCTGCTCGGAACGATATACTCACTTAAATTAGGCATAGTCTTTAGATTAGAGAGATGAAACGAACATGACGGTAATAAACGCTTCCCTCATAGGAGCGTTCGGGAGAATCTCGACGGTTACTTCGAGGGCCCGCGACTGTACGAAATTGCCGTCTTTGGCCTCGAAATCCACGTTGATCTGCGATGCGTCGCCCCGGTTGATATACGGGTCGATATACAGGCTTCTCAGATTGGCCAGCGTGCCGGATTTGAACGCCGCGTTGATCGTACCGTTGCTCTGTACGGGGATATTGACGTTCAGCAGCTTCGTAAAGAAGGTGTCGCAGTCGTCGCACACGGCGTTCGCCACGCGGACGAAATCGATGCTTGAGAGGGCATTGGCGGCCGAGTTCATCGTCGCGCCGTCGTTGTAGCAGATACCTACGTCATTGCGCCGGAGCGTGAACAGGTATTGTTTCGCGCCCAGATCGTTCGTCTGCGTGCGCGTAAGGAGCGTAACAGGCGTATTGACAGGCGCGTTGGACGCGGAATCTACGAGATAGTCGGCGGTCGTTACGCTGCCCATCGATACGTTCCCGATGGACGTGGCCAGATTGCGGGCCGATACGATACCGCCGGAGCGTCCGACAGAGGCGTTCCGCGTCTTGGTCGAGGTAACGATCTGCAACGCGGCGCGAGGGGCGTTGTATTTCGATACGTCGGGAAGATCGGAGATGCCCGATACTACGGCGGCATCGAGAATGCCGACCGCGCGGATGCCTTCGCCGAACAGAGTTTCGAGAGCCGACTCTAAATTCGTGCAGCAGGTGATAGTGTCTTCCGACAATCCGCCTTCGGTCGGCGTGTCCTGACCTTCTGCCTGAGCGACCATGATGATGCGCGGGCGGTTGTTCTCCAGCGTTTCCATAGTCGAGCGGACGGCCGTCAGGAAGTCGGGGGCTTGCAGAAACTTCGACGTCTGCGCGTAGGTCGTCTTGTCGTAGACGTAAATCCACAGTTTCGTTCCGGCGTCGGCCTTGTCGTAGAACTCCTTGATATTGAAGTACAGGGGCGTTTTGTTCGTCGTGTCGTACTCTTCGTTGATCCCGAGGTTGACGGCATCCTCTAAGCCGGTGAGCATATAGGAGGTACCCACTTCGAGAGTAACGCCGCCGGGTCCGGGGGCTGTGCCTTTAGCGCCCGGCGCGAAAAGCATCGACACGCTGTTATCCTGAGCCGTTCCGCCGAGGGCGGTATCGACGAGCTCGGTATATATGCCAGTTTGTGCCATTTTCGGTTGTGTGAAATGATCTAATCTTCTTTCTTTTGAGCATTCGCGCCCGCCTTCTTCTTACGGCGTGATTCGAGTATCTCGGCTGCGCTTTCCAGACTCATATCCGGCTTTTCGGCCTTCTTGGGCGGCAGCGCCTGCTTGTCCTCGTAGGCGCGGAGCATGTTTTCGAATTCCTCGTTGGAAACGGGCTCCTTGCCTTTCTCTACCTTGCAATAGCGGCAGCGGCCTCTAAGGGCCAATGCGGTTTTGTACCGGTCTTTGGCCGATGCCTCGTTCCGATACACGTTGCCGTCTTCGCAGCAGTAGAGCGTGCCGTATTTGGCGGTTGCGATAATGAGGTTCTGATAATATCTGTCGGAAAAGTTTACCATAGCTGTAACGTATTTACGAATGGGTGTAAAAGAAGGGGCGGCCGTGCGGAGGGTCGTGTATGACATGTGACCCGGACATGATGTTTTTAAGGGAACAGTCCGCGTCAGCCGCCCCTGTTGATTACGCGCTTACGGCAGGAGTGATGATGCCGATACCGAGCCCGCCTTTACGAGCGGCTCCGGCTCCCGAACGAATATCCATAGACATAACCCAAGAATAGTCGTTGGGATTCTGTACCATGTGTACGTTCGTGTTGCCCTGCGCGATGATGGCCTCGCCGGGGATGAAGCCCAAAGCGATGTCGTAGGCCGTAGCGGCCAGCACGGGCGGCGTGTAGGACGGGATCGTGCCGTCTGCGTTCACTTTACCGTCGCAATAGAGCTCGGCATCCACCACCTTGCTCGATGCGGTGTCGTATGCGGCGACAGTGGAGCGCGGCATAGCCTCGAAGCCGCTGTACTGAACGGTCATAGGACCTACGCGGCCCGTCTGCTTCGACAGGATCGAGGTGATGAGCGGGTCGTTCTGAAGCTGCTCGAAGTACGCGGCGGCCATCACCATGACGGCCTCGTTGTAGTCCATCGTGTAGTTCTGGTTGATGAATCCCTTTTGCATCTGGGTGATGTTCTTGAGGGCGAACTCCAGAAGCGTACCGGTCGCGGCGTCGTTGATGGGGAACGTCGAGGCATCGACGGCGAAGGTATCGGGACCCGACATGGGAACCTTTACCGATGCGGCCTCGGCGAACATCTGCAACCAATAGTTGTGGATTTTGTTCACCACGACGCGCATAGCCTCGCTCTGTCCGGTCGCGCGGTTGTTGTATGCCAGTACGTCCGTCGTTGCGGGCTGCCATCCGATGGGTTCCATCGAGAATACCTTCTCGGCCAAAGCGACCGGGATGTCCTCGTAGTACGAGGTTTTCGCGTTCAGCGGAGCGCGGCTTCCCACGTACACTTTCGGATTCATCGCCGAGTTGATCCAGATGACGCCGGCATGGCTGTCGCCCGATACGCGCATACATCTGTCGGCCCAACTGTTTTCGGGCAACAGAACGCGGTAGAACAGCGAGAGCCACGTAATCTTCGCCAGATCGGGCGACGTTTCGAGGAAGTCGATGGAATTCTCGCCGATATTGAGCTTATCCAGCGTCTTGCTGAAAACTTCCTTCGGGCCGTCGGCGTTCTGGAAAGTTACATTGCCCATAAAGGACATGAATCCGGGGTCGTTAGCCATCAGGGCCGAATACTCCCGGACGAACTCGACCGGCGTAGCGTTTTCCGGACGGCGCAGCTCCTTCGACGGAACGGCGGACAGCTTCTGAATCTGACGGAACTTGTATTGACCTTCGTCGCTCCGCAGATAGTCGTTGACAGATTTGAATGCGGTCATCTTGATTTTCGGTGTTTTTTCGTGAATGTTGAAGATTCTGGGCTCGGGCTTTGCCGAAAGTTCCTCCTTCCCCTCGGGTGCCTTTTGCGCCTCCTGCTCGGTTTCCGTCTTCTCCGTCTCGGGAGCTTCCGCAGCCTCCGGGGCTTTCAAAGACTCGGCCTCGGGCTGTGCCTGCGCTTCTTCCTTGCGATCGTTGAGCATTGACGTAATGGCCGAAAGGGACGAGAGGACGCGGGACATAAAGCCCTTATGCTCCGCACTCGGTTCCTCCGGGGCGGCCTCTACGGATTCGGGAGCCTTCAGGGCTTCCTCCTTGACTTCCGTTTCGGGTTTGTTGTTTGCTTCCATGTTTTCTTTGAATTTGTTAATGGTAGAAATTTGATAGGCCGACAAAGAATCGGGCTCGATCAGTTTGTCGTCCACATCGTTGAACGATACGGAGAGCGTCGATTTGTCGGACGTCCTCTGTGCGATAGCGTTCGGATTGGCCGGGACAGCTACCAGAGACACTTCCCACACGTCGAACTGCACGGCGTACACTACGCCCTCGCGCTTGACTTTGGTGGCCATACCGCTGATGGATACGGCATTGTAGAATCCCTTGTTGTAGAGTTTTTCCTTCTCCCGGCCTTCTTCCGTGTCGGCGAATACGAGGTCTCCGTACCAAGCATTATCCTCGAACCGGATATTGTCTATGCGGCCGATGGGCTGCTTGTCGTCCTCGTGCTCCAGCATCAGGACGGGATTCTTGCGATACTCGTCCCAATTCACGCCGTCGTTCAGGGTAATATACCCTTTTCGGTTCATCGTCTCGTCGGACAGGATTTGCCTAATCATGTTCGAACCAAATTTATCTGCTTGGAATCGAACATCACGTATTCGTCCTCCAAGCTCTGTTTGTCGAGCGCCGTGCATTGGTACAGAATGCGAAACACATCGATGTCTTTTCCGACAGTACCTACGAAAGCGGCCGTTTGATAGGTTTCGATTCCCCGATAGAGGGGGAAAAAGTCGTATTCGTCAATCAGCGTACTGAATAGGGGGCCTCTTTTCACCTTTTCGATGTATCGGCGGATCTCGTAGGCCATGTTACGCATTTTGGTCTGGATTCCGCCGTCCGGCGTCACGGAGTAGTTATCGAAATCGACAAGTACGTTCAGCGAGACGTCGAACCAATCGCAAATGCCCCCACGAATAAATACCGTAGGCTTGTTGCTGTTTCGCACATGCACCACGACGGCCGGAAGGGGCGTATTGACCAGTCCCTGCCCCTCGTCGTTCATCACGGAGACGTTTACACCGTTCTCCGTCACGACGGGAGCCTCTCTAAGAGCGGCTACGAAGGTGTCGGTAAGCGTTCCAATCATCGAGATGCACGGTTTTCGACACTAAATTATATGTTTTTTTTATGATAACAAATTTTATTATAAGAAAATGCTATCCGTAGATAGCTTTTCTGACTTCTTCGGTAAATATCTTACGCACACCCGCGTAAGTTTTTTTACCGACGCCCAAGAAGGGGCGGGGAATGATTTTGCCGATGCGGCTGGAGAATGGCTCGGTAGAGTAGGGCGGGCGGCGGCTCCAGAATCCGTTATGCGCGCGTCCTCCCTCTTGCTGTACCTGCGCGTAGTAGGCGTTTGCTCCGATTCGGGCGAATTGGGGCGAGAAATCGCGTGTAAGGCTTCTTTTGAGGCGGCCCGTATAGTCCAGTATAGGATAGTTGAGCATGTATTCGTGGCTTCTTTGGGGCCATTTTTTGATGCCTCCGTCCTGCGTATACCCTTCTTTTCTGAAGTTCTCTCGCGTCTCTTGGAGCATCAGAGTAGCTATCTTGGGCGGCACGGAGCTATTGCGCGCCTTTTTTACCCTTTCGAGCATTCGGATCATATCGCCGATGTCAGCCATACGATGCGATCAGTTTACGAGGACATTCATGGCCATTGTTCCGGCCAGCGCAACGTATACGTAGAACGACATATCCTTCGCCGAGGTCTCGGGCTTTCGGCTTTTCTCGAAAAAGGCGTAGCACACGGCGATCACGAGCGTTATGATGGCTGAAATCCATCCCAGCGATAGGGTCGAGGCGAAAAATGCGGATACGAGCATCGATACGACGAGTATCCAAAGGTGTTTTTCGGTCATAACAGTTTATTTTTGGCTTGTTTCGGGTCGATGGGGTGGATTTTGGGGTCCGGAGTCGTCTTTTTGTTGCCGCTTCGCCCGAAAATGGAGCCGATTTTGGCAGAAAGGACCTCGTTCCACGAGTTATTACGGACTTTCGTGTTGATGTCGGACTCTTCGAGGCCGATTTTCTTAAAGAAATTGGCGGATAGCTGTATTCCCATCTTGGCCGCGCCGTTCATAATGATTTCGGCCTTGTCGATAGGGATGCTCAGGTCCGGCACCTCGACCGCTCGGGCCCTTTCGAGAGCCGGTTCGCCGTACAAGCGGGCTATTTTCTTGAGTGCGCCGCCCTCGTTGAGCACCGAAAGGACCGATTTTTTGTCATCTGCGATAATGTCTTGATACAATTCCATGTGAATGGACGCCAGTTGCTCGGAATTCGTATTTTTCTCGGTAGCTCCGAGCAACGTGCCGCCCGTTACGAGCTGCATGATTTCGGACCGGTATTCGGATATGTACTCTTTGAATACGCGGAACGCATCGGGGTAGGACTGCGTCTGCACGGGATTCACCTCGACCATGTACTTGCTTTTACCGCCTGTCGCCGAGTCATAGAAGAACGGGATGATCGGCGTTTCCATAATATCGACCTTGCGGGCGAGCTCGGACGCAAATTGCTGGGCAATCGTGTTGTTGTTGTCGAATCCGATAACCATAGTAGGGTAGGAGAACCGCTTGCCGAGGATGCTCCAGTTATTGTATGCCTCCACGATTCCTATCATGGCTCGGGAAATGGGCTGAAGAAGTCCCATGCCGAAATCTTGATCCGTCTCGGGTCTGAAGAAGAATATGTTGTCGTATTCGTCCACATTGACGACATTCATATACTCGTAGGTTCCGAACCGGAGGGCCCTGTTCTCCAGATCGACGTTTCGCATGGGATAATACTGCCACGAATCGGTTTTGGGGTCTATGCCGAATACGACCACGCCGTAGAACTTGCTCAGGCTGCATGCCCTCTTGAACTGATCGAACCACCTTGTGCGAACGATCAGTTCGGTAAGCCGAATATCTTCCTTGCCGTCTACTTCGAGAACGATTCTCATCTTCTTGATGGGGACGAGCCTTTTGTTGATCTGCGAGCACAGGAAGGGGGACGACTGAATCGTAAAGGAGTACATCGAATCGACGTAGGTCAGATCGGAATAGTTGATGGCCCGGTCGATAGCCTCGCGCCACCATTGCGGGGTATATTCGACGTAGTAGTCGTTGAAAAGGTATCTGGATACCAGGTTGGGGACTCCCACTTTCTTAGGCACGGAGAACGGGTTCACCTTCGGTTGGTGGAACCGCTTCGGCGAGGACGGATGGAATTTTTTAGCCATAGGGGAGAAGTTGTAAGAATTATCGACTGGTTGGATTTATCCGATGTACTTGTTTCGAACGGAAACCATTTGCGGGAGTGCGTTCGGCTCGCTCTTGGTCGGAGCCTCGTATATCGAACTCATGCCGCTTTTGAGCTCGTTCACCTTTGCGAGCACTTTTTCGTAGTTGTATCGCAGAGGCTCGGAGACATTGAGCGAAGGGGATGCGATGTTGAAGGCGGTCATCACGAGCAGCACCCATTTCAGCGTAGGGTCCTTCTTGTCGGGGTTCGTCTCGGAAAGCATGGTATCCAGATCGAGTATGTGACCTACCTCGGAATAGAGAAGGCCCAAAGCATTCTCGTACGCTGTCTGTACGATGTCGGAGTACATGCCCTCGAACTGCGCTATCTGTTGTGCGCTAAGCCATTGCTTTAGCTGGTCTTTTTCAAAATACATGGGAGAAAGTATCATAGCGTCAAAAAGTTACTCGGGTTCCTCTTCGGTAGAACATGGGCCATTGCGTGAATTTCATCGATGTCATTTCACGGTTTAACAGAGACGCGCCCTTTGCGGTAGCGTCGGGAATATCGTCCTTTCGGTTTTTGTTGTATTTGCGGGAAAAGAATATGAACTGTTC